TGTTATCCAGCTTGCGGATGGCCTCGTAGATAGGTTCCAGGACAGAAATACCCCACCATGTCTGCGCTTCGACTTCAGGCGTAGGTACAGTAGGACCTAGGAAACGTAGAATGCGCGTGCTGTGTACGCGGAAGCTTTCTCCACCATTAGCGCGCACGCTGTAGTACTCCGGCTTAGAGAAGTCCAGCGGACGTCCCATGTCCGTACAGATTTCGCCATCAGGATTGATTCCAGCCCAGCGATCGAACGGAATCAGCCCTTGGTACCCGCCGATCTCGACGGTGTCCAAGTCCAATGGCTGGTCCAGCTCCTTCTCATGCCCCTTGATGGCGATTAGCGCACCGGCTCCACCGAATAGCCGTGCCCACTTCATAGCGGTGAGCATTTGCGCCTTGGTGCCGGTACGACGGATTACACGATCCACCTTGGTGATGTCTTCCGGCGTGATATCGCTAGTAAGCTTGGGCCAAGCCTTGACCATATCGTTGGCAGGCGTGTCGATGATGCGCCGACTGATCCAGTGATTACGATACAGCGTGATGAGCATCCAGTAATCATAACTGAACCGAATTAGTTCGTACGACGCGCCTTCAGCCAAAGACGGAGTGCCGAAGCCCATACGAGCCGGTGCGTTAGTAAAGTAGTCCATGACCGACGCCATGCGTGGGTCGGTCTTGCCCTGGAGGCCCTTGGCTACAGCTTGCTCGGTGAAGGAGGGTTTGGTGCGACGACTGAAGTTCTTACGTGGTAATGCCACCGCGCCCTCCTTTCCTATAATTGATCAGTTTCACTACGCACCAAGTCTTCTTCAGCCAGCCACAATACACGCGACTCGTCGTACGGTACCGGCTGTATTTCAACCTCGTTGTTGCGGACGAACGCCCAAAGCAGGCGCTTCTCCGGCGCTACCATTTCGACAAGTATGGAAGCATCCACCTCGTACCCGTTGATAAGTAGTACGTCGCCCGGTGACACCTTTATCCTGCGGGAGCCCAACGTGGCCATTGCTATTCTCCGACGACGCCTGTACGAAAAAGTGAAAGTGGCGCACCTAACTTACTACGCCGTAACCCACCCGGTTCCGATACAGAGTACGGGAGCTACCACTGCGCCGCCAGAAACGTAAGCACCAAGGAATGTGGGCGTAGTAGCGTCGCTAACCACGGCTCGTGCGCCTTTGAGCGCGGCGGTCGCGGCTGGAAGCGGGGTGCCGCCCGCGGAGTAGATAGTAGTGGGCGGCGTCAAGCCGGAGGCGCCACCGGCGACGGCGTTGCCGTTGTACTTCAACGTTGTACCATCGTCGGTCAACAGCGAAGCGCTGAGCGTGCTGATACCGGTAGTGGCTGTAACCTTTGGCAAGATGTTGGGTTGAAGGCCGACGTTGTCGTAGTTGATGTTACCAAGATTCTGCATGTTCGTCTCCTACATACTTAGTAAGTAGTTGATGTTCTTGAAGGCCACGCTGTACGCCGACGATTGCGCGCCAATACACTGCTGCAGTTGTGTAACAATCTGATTTGGCGTCCATCCCACTTGCCCGGCAGGGACGTTCTGCATGGTGGTCGGAACCAAGTACTTCTTTCCAGCTACCGTGACTGCTAAGACGCTACTAGTGCGCGCCGCATAATTCAGGGCATAGTCAATCTGCACTGGAGTCCAAACGTTGGAAGCAGGCGGCGAGACGATGATGCCGGTGTCCTTCCATGGATTACCGATCTGGAACATCCAACCTTCGGCGATGTTGAATTGCGCGCTGAGGTCGTACGTCCAACCAGCAGAGTCCGTGACTTTAGTGTCGGTCTCTATGACCTGCGCAACTTCCGCCGTGCAGTCGTCGATACTGAGTGCGTACTGTAGGCTTATCGTAGTGAACAATGACCACAGCGGATTCACGAACTTAGCCAGCCATCCAGCATACGCAGCGCCGCAGCAGTAAAGGCGTAGTTGGCCAGCCGTCTGTACCGGTGCGTATCCCGAAGGCGCTACCGGGTTGATAGTGGATCCGACGTTCTCCGTCCAGCCTGCTGATAGCTCGAGATTGTTAATTTGAACCTGCACAAATGCCCTTCTTGTAGCAGGTCCAGCCGTGCGCCTTCATATCTTCCAGCGTGTACGTGCGAGGAACGCTGGAATCGCTGATAGAATTCACCGGCGGACATGGAGGCTGGTTCGAACCGCCGCAACCACCAATAATCGGCTTAGGCATGTTTCTCCTTTACTCAGACGTCGCGTGCTGCGGCTCCAGTACCTGTGAGTGCGACTGATTCACTGCTGTGTGGCGTTGGTACTCCTTGTACGTTATCCAGGCCATGAATATCGATACAAGCAGCGCGGCCAGCGCTATCAGTATGTTTTGCCGACTGATGCGCCTGTTGACCTTGGTGTTGGCCGTGTCCAGCGCGAGCTGTATCTTGGATGCCTCTTGCGCAGCTAGTCTGGCCTTCTCTTCATCAGCCCGCTCACGCTCCGCCCTGATGATCTTCTGCTCCGCTACGTAGTCCTCCACGAGGCCCACGCGCCGTGCGATGTCCTGCTGGTTACTCAATAGGTCCGCTATGTGTCGCTTGTCCTCGGCGCGCGCCCGTTGCAGGTAGCCTTCGGGCTGGTTGCTGCCGTTGCTCCACAATCCTAACATCCAGGATTGCACCTTCGCTAGCGCCTCTTGCATCGGTTTCAGCTGCGCGGCTATTTCGGCAGCTATCAGCGCCTTGTCCGCGTCGTCGGCCTTCAGCTGGTTAGCCAGCTCTGCGGCCAGCGCCTTTACTCCGCTGGCCTGTTTGCCGTTATCTGCGTCGTCAGTAGGCAATGCCTGGCCCGCCTTGAATTGAATTTAGCTCCACGTTCCACATCATGCCGCTCTGGATTCCAAATTGACGGCTATTTGTTTGAATTGCTGCTTAGTCATCATACTGACGCGACCATGCCAGTAAACACGAGTGGGGAAAGTGATGTCATCCAAGGTAAGAATTGGAATCTGACTGCAACGACAGTTGTACGTACCACCCGCATGATAGTGCCCAGCTGCGCGCTCTCCGAACAGTAGGTCTGGATCTGGAGGCTGGCTCCAAGGCACGATAACGTTGTGCATCTTCTTGTGACTAGCGCGTACACGTTGATCTTCACTCGTAGCCCACTGATAGAAGTCAATGGAAAGATCTTCGCAACGCGACTGCGTCAGCGCGAGACTGGCCTTGGCCGTCTCCGTACGTGATACAAGGTTGATACGACTGCTGAGTAACTCCGGGAACCGGGTACGAAGCATCTTGGAAATGGTACCGGCACGCGCACCCTGGAACGTAGCTCTCTGGACTTCCTCGCTCAGCTTCTGCGCAACTACTAGCGGAATGGACCGTATAAGCGCTGCATTCTCACGTATGATGATGCTGACGCGCGAACCGGTAGCTCCCTGCATCTCAGATTCTAGAAGACGAAAAAGTCTTCTGGACTGCTGACTTCTTGCAGCCGCAGTGCGCCAGGATTGCGCGTTGCGAATGCTGACCCACTTTATCATCTTCCGCGCAAGGAACTCACTAGCATCTTGCACGTCAGGGCGGCGACTACGTTCCGCGAGCTCTTCCTGCCATTCCTGGAAGGACTGCTCCGGCCGCTTAGGTGGAAGCATGCGCTTGGCAATGGTACGCATGCCCTGTTCATACTCGCGCTGTAAGCGCTGCGTGGGATGGAACTCGGGAGGCTTCTTGGCTGGCATAAGATTTACACCAACTGATCGATTATGCTTTTCGCACTGACTACGCTGCCGGTGTGGTTCTGTATCGTGTATCCATCCTTCTTAATACAGAATCCGCCGCCACGCAGTTCTATGATCAGGTAACCTTTGTAAGCTGTGGAATCGCCTGGTGCATCCGTCGCAATCGCTGTAACCGGCTCTTGTCCACTACCTTTGCACTGATACTTCTTGTTAGCCGGATCCACCTTGAAGTTCTTCTGCACTCCGTAGAGCCAAGGACGAGTATGCGCGGCAATGCGGCCTTCGACCAGAGCCATCTGTTGGCCGCACTTCGGACAAGGCGCAGCCGTATTGGACTGCGGAGCTATCTTCCAGGAACGAAATTTTGGCGCTGCGTTGGCTTGCTTCTCAAGCTTCGCCATGGTGCTTTCGCCCCAGCGCTGCGCTTTCTTAGGACTAGCGAAGCCGGCACGTTCGGCCGTGTTCTCTCCGTACTTGACGCGCGTCCTCAAGGAGCCGGTGATTGGCTCTACGGCGATGTGCTGGATGGCGTCCTTGGTAGGTTTCTTCGGACGCGGATTCAGAAGTCCCTGCGGACCCTGCACGTTGCGGCACTGGATGGACGGGTCGTGGTCGTTGTCGCAGTAGGGACAGGGATTGCTGATGCGCTCGGAAGGACGCGTGCGCATGTCTTTCGCATTGCCAAGATGCTTGTCAATAGCTTGTTTGGCTAGCTGTACAGCGCCATCTTCTGACCAATAAGTGAAGTAACGAGGACGGTTAGAAAGACCTTCGACAATCACCGCACCTTTACCACTTGACTCTGACCGCGCAGCACGCTTAATCTTGAAGCCGCGATACTCTTCAAGCAATACCGCAGTACTCCTCGCATCGAGAACCGCGTCCAGGGCACGATGAGCGCGAGCACGATTCAATGAGTTACTCCTGCCTGAGCAATTGCATGAGCGTACTCGGCCGGTATCCAGAGGTATTGGAAGAAGGTTTGCGGTTCCAAGTGGTTGGTCTTCACCTTGCAGACAGCGCCGTGCGCCAGACGCAGCTTGATGATACCTTCCACCGGAGCTCCGGCGTGCTTGAAGCGCTCCAACAGAAATTGGTTGTAAGCGTCCGGATCGCATTCACCCTGCTGCGCGGCGTACAACATCCGTATCTCGAACTCCTCCACGCGGATGGCGATTGGCTTGTGGAGCGAGTGCGGAATCGGTCCCCGCGCGTAGGCCTGGACTTCGTCGGGCATGGCGGCGCGGTCGCCCCACTTCTGCATGTCGATGGAAGGAACGTTGTTATCAGACGTCGGCATCGCAGCCTCCTAGAAATAGAAATGCAAGTATCGCGATCAATAGCTTCACATACCCTTCTTCATTGCTACGTTCGCAGGCGGTGGCGGAGGTCCATCTATGAAGAAGTGTTCCGTGGACGGCGGACACTCCTCCTTCTTGGCATTGGCGAAGATCACGCCTACGGCTGCTACAGCCGCGAATACGATGAGGCCGAACTCCCACGCGGTCATGCCGGCACCTGCCTTCCGGCCACCTGCACGAAACCCACTACGGCGCGCTCCTTGATCACCTGGAGCCTATCTTCCTCCAACCAAATGGAGAGCGGAATGCATCCCGGCTCGGTGTTGCGCGCGTGCACACGGCAAGAGGTGGCCTCGTACAAACACTCCATGCGAGCCAATACGATTCCCTGTATGCCGGTTACTTCGTCCTTGACTTCGTCGCCTAGGTTGATCATCAGAAACCTCGTGGCTTGGGTCTGTAGTTCTCGAGATTGTATCCCGACGCCTGGTTGCGCGCCGCTTCCTCGTCGGCCTTGTACGCCTGGTACCAAGCCAGCAGCGAAGCTATCAGTGCTACGACGCCGAGGGAGTCTTGGGCCTTCGTAATTTTCTTAATGTGTAACTCAGCATTTACTTCGCGAACGCTGCCATCAGACATCTTCACACGTACCCAGCCAGCATCTTCGCCGCCAAATACATGCATAACTACTGCAGGCGAGCCATCCACAAGTACTTTCTCGCCTTTACTGAAGTTAGTTGGCCTCTTTGCGAACGACATTAGCGGTCTCCTTCCGTAAAAAGACGGTGCGTAGCGACCCGGTCAAGGCACCACGCACCGCATAGGAGAAAGTTACGAGATCTGCGCGAACGTTCCGCCGGTGACGTCGTCCACGATGCCGTTCTCGGTCACGGTGCCGCTGACGGTGGCGACGGTGCCGTCGGTGTTGGTGTAAGTCCAGGTGACGGTGATGGCCTCGCTACCGCCGACGGGCGTCGCCGTGGAAGGAATCACGGACTCGAACGTAGCGCCCGTAGGATCGTCGGTGAGATCGATGGACACCGGGAAGTTGGTAGGGTCGCTGGAAGTTACTGCGGCCTGCGCTCCGACGAGCGCGAACGGCACTCCGCTGAACGTGGGCGTAACCAGGAACTTTACTGTTTGTCCGGGCTGGATGGGATTCATATCAGGATCTCCTTGCTGGGTAATTACGCCACCCAGAACGCGGTTAAATTCGTTTTCAAGTCGACGATCGATGCGCTCCAGTAATCTTACTACCTTGCGCACCTCTTCAATCAGCGCGGCTGCTATGTTATCGTGCACGACGCGCCTCCGTATTCATAGATCCAAGGCAACAAGTAGTTTGGAGTTGGGAGTCCGGGTATCTAATCCGAAGCTCCCAACCTCGCCTCTCACAAGGCTACTCGCAAGGCTCCATCTCAACCATCTTGCCGGCCAGTTGATGCGTGGAGTCCGTAAGAAAATTGAGCCTGCCGTCGGTAACTAACAAGTGACAGCGCGGATAACCGCCGTCGCCGTTCTTGTTGATAAGAAGCGACGGCGTAAACGTCGGCTTCTCATAGTTGCCATTCCAAGTCCAGCTTACGGGCCTGCCTTCGCTATCCGGCATGGTCCGGCCGTTGACGGCCACAGCATGTCCGTACTTACACCCGGGACAGTGGAATTGCAACAGCTTCGGCGCTAGTTCGTGAAGTCTCCCAAGCTTCGGCATCAGTCCTCGTCGCACTTACTGTCGATAGTGCATCCGTACTTGTCCATCACGATGATGGTCTCCACGTGCATATTCAGGCCTGTACTGAGCATCTCGTAGTGGATGGCAATTACGTATTGTAAGTCGTCTTCTTCGACTACGCAGATGTCCGTGCTTTCGAATCCGAAACAGGCCATTGTCGTATCACCAATAACAGCGCGGTCCGAAACTGAAACTCATAGCATTGTTCGCGTAGCCCGGGAAGTGATTCCACTGGGCTTCGAACTGCATTCCTACGGCCCAACCAAGCGTGTAGTTGATGAATACACCCGCTCGTTCTCCGTAATGAAACGCACTGCTTGCTTTGACGCCTCCGAAGCTGACAGTGGGTCCCATCTGGAACTTAGAGCCGCTCAACGAGCTGTGATTCTGTACGAACGTCGATAGCGGCTTTATTCCAAGGTCGGCGCGTCCGCCTATGAATGAAACCTTACTACTTATGATCGCAGTTTCACCGATGCTGAAAGGATTCAAGGCAGCTACCAGCGCGTCCGTCTCCGATCCCGTAGCAGATCCATTGCTGATGAAGGTAACCGGCAACGCACTCATCGTCATCGTAGTCTTGGAAGGCTCGGGAGTTTGTCCATGCATTACCAAGGCCGCTGCGAGTGCAAACATCAAGATGGTCACTCTTACAATCATCAATTCTCCCCCTTCACGCGCCACACCGGGATCTTTCCATGTACGCCGTACCGCAGGGCGTCAGGCTCGTCGTCTTCCTTCTTGAGCGGCTGCTCTTCGCCGCGTCGTGAGGCCTTATCGTCCCACGCGTAGGTCGGTATGCGCTTACAAAGACGCGGACAGCCGGACTTGCTGATCTTCAGCATGCGGCGTGAGAGAAGAGTAGAAACAGTGTGTATACCCTCGGCCACGGAGTTGTCAGCATCTACTACCCAGAACCCATCCAGTAGTAGCTGAGCTCTAAGCGACGCAGCTTCCGGCGGAACGCGTACTTCGCAGCCTAGAGCTCCGAACGCCTTCAAATCCTCGGAGTACTGTCCATCCGTCTTCTGACGGCGCTCCAGCTTGCTATCCCACACCTGCTCCCGCGTGCACCATATAGTGTCACCATCATCGTAGAACTCCAGGTGAACCTGCGGGTGATCCACGCCAGCGTCAATCGAGAACCAATGATCGACGTACCCACCACGTCCTCCCGGGCTAAGTAACGGCGTCGGAGGGTCGTCGTAAGTGTTCAGCTTGTCGTCCCAACTATCGCGGTAGATAGAACCTTCCGCTACCACCCAAAGACCATCGATGTAGCGTAGCCGGAAGACACCGGTTTGCGACGCGATGATGTCGGACTTAGCATCAGGTGAAATATTGGGATTGTCATCCAGGGTAAAGTGGATGACCTCCAGCTTATCCGACGGGAAGATGTCGATGACTTCGGACTTCAGGTAGCTGTACGGATTTCCCGGGTTGGTAGTACCTAAGAAGCGCGCGCCGTCAGGCGACATACGCATCCAGACTTGCGCTAGAAACGACTTGGGAAACTCTACGATTTCATCGCCGATGAATAGGCCGATAGTCGAACCTAGAATCTTCTTGTACGCGGCTTCGTCACGCGCTCCTACAACGAAGTACTGCTTACCGAACAACCACATCTCGCCGGTAGCCATGTTGTAGCTGTAGTTGTCGCGACCTACAATACCGAATAGGTCGATCAGCATGTTGCGATGGACGGTCTCCTTACTGACGCCGGCAATGAAGCGCTTACCCGGTACCTCGTAGTGACTGTACTGTGTAATCAGCTTGGCGTCAGCCATGAAGGTCTTGGAACTACGTACCGAGCCCTCGGCGATGGTGTACTTCTTGTCCAGCTTGGGCGGACGCATGATGAACGAATGCGCCTTGCGCCCAAACGGCTTCATGATTACTTGCTGCGGATCGAGAACTGCGTCCAGGGTGCTCATCTAGCCGGTCCGTTGCGATAATGCGCACGCCGTCCCTTATAGCTGCATGGTCGTCCATACGCAGCACCGCAGGTTTCACAAGGAGCCGTGATGTGTTCAGGCTTGGGGACGAACAAGCTGGAATTGAGGAACAGCGCTCCCGGTATCTCCGCCACCCTGTAGAACGTTTGTCCATCGTGACGTTCACGACCGATGACGGTTACCTGTCGTCCACCGCCACCTAAGCTCTCCACCATTCTAACGGTTCCGTTCTTCATTCCAACCACCAACCTATGGAGAACTCCAACAGCCAGAAGTCAATAATGAAACCATCACTAGCTGTTAGTGTGCGATAGTGCCTGTGAAAACGAAAATGTTGGTGCTCTGGATGAAGCTTGTAACTACCGCAGTTACAACGATCGTAAACGCGAACAAACTTAATATGCAGTCGCGACCAATCTAGCTTGAACCATGGGAAGCACACCTGTAGCTTCATTCTGCCGGTCCTGACTTCAGGGAGTCGAAGAGTGCCTGTAACTGCGGTGTAACGCCTCCGGATCCGGTCTCAGGCTGTCGGCCGTGCTTCTTAGGCTTGATGTGCGCTAGCGCCCACTTGTGAGTGTCAATCAGTAATTGCCGGTGACCGAGCATGTCGTACTCCTTATGCTCGACTACGTCTACAACATCTCCGTCCGCCGTAACGCGCTGACCACGAACAGTGATGACACCTGTTTGCGGCGTCCGTGCAATCTCTTCTATCAGCTCTTCGCGCTTGGCTACTGCGATCTGTTTCCCACGCGCGTATGCCCTGCAGATTTCAGATTGTTCGTTCGCTATGTGTCTCCACAAAGTTACTTCTGAAGGGAAGTTGTCACGCTGAGCAATCTCACTCACAGGTACACCAAGAATTACAGCATCTTCAAACTCCGCTACCAATTCAGGAGTTATCTCAAATACACGACCATCTTTCTTAACATCAGATGCTGGAGCAACTCTCTTCGCTGCATCTTTCAATGCTTCGCGACCGGCTCTGTATTCCTCTGAATTTACTTTACGTCTATTCTCTCGAGCGAGTTTTCCTGCCAGCTGTCGTATTACACGAGATGGGCGCTCCGCCTTTGAAGCTGACGCTGGCGCGCCTCGCTTCTTAGCGGTGGCCATGCTGTATCTCCTTGATGTTTGTTTGTTATCGCGAGCAGGCTTGCCTCGTCCTGCAATGGTGGCCCGTGAAGTCGCTGGATGACTTTGCAATGCTAAGTCTGTGCGAGTAACGTTACTCGCTTCGCTTCACTCTCAATCGCCACTCCCTAAACTATGGTGGGTTAGCGAACCCACCAACGAAGCTACCGGAACCACGATGAACCGTGTAGCTCTCATTGCCGCCGGATATTTGCCTCGATGCTGACGAGTGGGCTTGAACCACCGACCCTCGCACCCAAAATGCGTTGCTCTTCCAACTGAGCTACATCAGCTAGCAACTCCGACGAACACTTTGTACAGGGCGTACTCTGCGAATACCCAGCGAGATCAACCGCCCCGTAAGCAGGCCGTAACAACACCCGCCACGCTTAAATACGATGTGTGCCGTGATCGGCAAATACATTTCCAGGTATAGTACTCATAGCTTCCTTCGTAATCCACCCAGAAACATTTATCAAGCGTACTACCATCGGCAATCGCGTGCCATCTCTAGACTGAATAAACTGATAAGGTCCAACGAGGGCCTCTTTACGCTTTATATGCCTGTGATGTTTACAACAGGGCCACTCACCCCAATGAATCAATCTGTTCTTTTCAACATCTGATATCAAACACAGCTTACCACCCTGCGCACCACCTTTACGCTTCAACTTAGCAAGTACGTTACTAAACTCTAACTCAGGAAATATTACTAAAGGCTCAACACCGCGTCTGTCCGCGTTCAGTTTGATCAAACGCCTTGTTTCTTCCGTAGTGATAAAGCCTTCACCACCGGACCGTAAGTTGTATCCATTGAAGACCAGTGTATTACGTTCTACAATGAATTGTGTTTCTTTACTACCTACATCAATCAACGAACCTTCCCAAATTACACTGAACTTGAAGGCAGATACACCATACTTCCGTAAAGCACAATGAATGGGAAGTTCACTACCGCGCTCAGCAGCATGAATATGTTGATTCCAACGTAAATCCGGCGTTCGTAAACCAGTCCCGCCTACGTATTCTTTACTACGTAGTAAATTGTAGATGGAATAGAAAAATCCACGCTCGTTCATCTGG